GTGGTACTTGTGTGGCGTTTGCCACTGCCGCGTCTGGTCAAATGGCATTAAATAGAGAATTTCAAAGACGAGATTCTATGTTATCAGTAGAATGTATAAATGATTGGTGTGAGGAGAGGGACAATCATCCACCGGAGGGAACATATCTTCGATTAGGCGCAAAATATCTCCATAAAGTAGGATGTTTTCCAGAAGAAAAAGATTGGCCGTATGGAAGTCCAAAACCAGAAGGTTGGGGAGAAAAAAATCTGTTTGAAGAAAATACTAATATTATAAAGGCAAAGTCGTATTATCGTGCAAGCACGATAGACCAAATTTGTAAAGCGATATATGCCGGGCATCCAGTTATGGCTACTGTCCAAACATTTCTTCAGTCATTTACTCCAGACACTAATGTTTTTATAGCACCTCCGCCGGGAAAAAATTTTCCATTAGGGTATCATGCTATAAAAATATCTTCGTATGATATAGATGCTCAAAGATTTCAGTTTCTAAATTCATGGGGGATGAATTGGGGAGATTGTGGATATGGTTATATTTCTTTTGAGTATTTTGAGAGATATAAAGGCGATGTATGGGTGATTGATATATAAGAATTGATTGTTTCTTTTTAGTGTTTCCTTTCAAATAGGGGCAAGAAACGTACTTGCCCCTAATTTTTTTCTAAAGAAATTATATTCCATAATACGAATACCTCGATAGGAAAGGTATTTTATTATGGAAAGAATTACATTTAATGCTTCTGTGTCCTCTAAAATAGGACATATTGGGGATAAAACATACACTGTTGTCCCAATGGTGATGATAACGGAAGGTGTGCATAATGGCTCTGAAGGGCCATTATACTATCCCGCAGAAGAACTTTCTAAAATACCTCAAGCGTGGAACCATAAACCAGTGGTAGTTTATCATCCTTCTTCTGATTTTTCTAGTGCATGTGACCCTGTTGTATTAACTAAGCAGGGAATTGGTATGATTATGAATACTAGATTTGAAGATGGAAAATTGAAATCAGAGGCATGGCTTGACACAGAACGAATAGATAAAATAGATAGTAGAGTCTCTTTGTCCATAAAGAAAGGACAAATGCTAGAATTATCTACTGGTTTGTTTACAGATAACGAAAATATGGAAGGCGTTTGGAATGGTGAAAAATATTCGGCTATAGCCCGAAACTATAGGCCAGATCATTTGGCCATACTTCCAGATAAAAAAGGTGCATGTTCGATTGAAGATGGAGCGGGATTTATGCGATTAAATGAAGATAAAAGGGAAGAGTTGATTCGTAATAAAATAAAAGAATCTGTTAATAGTGCGTCTGTTTTGAAGGTATATAATGATTATTTTATTTACGAAGAAAAAGAAAATATAATTAAGAAGCAGAAATATTCTGTTTCTGAAGATAATAAGATTGTTTTTAACGGAAGTTCTATGATTATGGAACACAAATCAGAAGAAAAAATAAAAGAAAGGATTAGACAAATGGATAAAGAGAAAATGGTAAAAGATCTTATTTCCAATGAGTCTTCCGGTTGGAAAGAAGAAGACAAAGAAATGTTGATGAATACGGACGAAAAGATTTTGGAAAAGTTGCTGAATTCTCCTGTTTCTAATGAAAAGAAAGAGGAAGACAAAGAAGAAAAAGAGGAAGATGAAAAGAAAAATGAGAATGAAGAAAAAACAGAGAATCAGCAAAATTCCATTCCTGTATTTAAGAACGCTGATGAATTTATAGCATCTGCGCCTGCTGAAATACAGGAAATTTTGAATGAAGGACGTCAAGCGGCTCTTGCAGAAAGGAATCGTTTAATTAAGACTATTACTAGTAATAAACGAAATTCTTTTTCTGTGGATGAGTTAAAGAAGAAACCGTTAAGTGATTTGAGGCATATTGCTAAATTGGCAGAAGATGTGGTAAAGCCTCGATTTGACGGACAGGCAGATCCGCCTTTGGAAAATGAAGAAAAAGAAACAGGTTTGCCGGTTCCTACTATGAATTTTAAGAAAAAATAAGAATAAAAATAACAGAATAATATAAAGAAAGGATAAAATTATGAGCGTTAAAAGAATCCACAGAAAAGGGGATTTTCGACATGAAGAGGCTCTTACTGGAGCGGCTGGTTTGAAGCCTGGTATGCTGGTTAAACTTAAAAGTGACGGGACTTTGAAAGCGTTGGATATTCAGGGTGGTTTTGCAGAACGCGCTGTTTTGACTGAAGACGCCCTTCAAGGTAAAACAGTAAGTGATGCTTATGACAATGGCGCAGTAGCGTCATATGCTTTGTTTGCCCCTGGTTCAGAGTTTAATGGTTTACTGAAAAATGGGCAAAATGTAAGTATTGGAGATTTGCTTGTTAGTTCTGATGACGGTAAATTTGTGGCTTTAACAGAAAGTGCATCGACTAAGGACGTAGAAAAAGTAATGGCAGTTGCTGTAGAAGCCATAGATGCGTCAAGTGGGGATAAACTAGGCGCAATGCGGATGCTGTGATTTGCTAATTTTAGAATATAAAATTAAAAACAAAGAAAGGAATATATTATGGATTTCTTGAAATCAGAACAAGGTGGTGGGATGCAGGCATACGGAAGTGTGGCTGAGGTTCTTTTGCAGAATAAAATGAATCCTCATGTTCTGCGTCCATTTATTGGTGCGGGTGGAAAATCGTATATTATGGTGAATGAAGGGGATACACTAGTTCCGAAGGCAGTGACAAATGCGGACGCTACCCTTCGTAAAGATGAGTGGATTCATTTGGACACGGCTATTCTTAAAGTAGCGGAATCCAGATTGAAATTTGTATCAGATGTCCGTTCAATGGGGTTGGAATATTCAATTCCTAATGGAATGGGTTCTACCACGCTCCAAACGGAAAGAATGAGTGATGCTGGAGAAGCAAGTATCAGTATGGACGGACTGCGAGAAGGCCCGAATGACCGTCCGCACTTCGACTTTGTTAATTTGCCTCTGCCTATTATTCATTCTGACTTTTCGTTTTCTGCCCGTCAAATTGCTACTTCAAGAAGTGGTGGATCTCCGTTGGATATTACAATGGGTGAAAGGGCTGGCCGTAAAGTAGCCGAAAAAATGGAACAACTGGCTATTGGGTCTTTGAGTAATTACGTGTATGGCGGCGGTACTATTTACGGACTTACAAATTTTAACAGACGTTCTCTAGCTACGATTGTTTCTCCAGAAACTTCTTCATGGACTCCCGGCACAACCATTTCTGATGTTCTTGGTATGAGACAGTTGTCCATAAATAAACATTATTATGGGCCTTGGATGGTTTATATGGGAGTTGCTTGGAGTCAGTATCTGGATGAAGATTATAAGGCTCAAAGTGAAAGGACTCTTCGAGAACGAATTAAAGCCATTGATGGATTTATTGATGTCCGAACTCTGGATTATCTGACAGGATATCAAATTGTTCTGGTTCAGATGACTTCGGATGTTGTCCGAATGGTAATTGGAATGGACATTATGACGCTTCAGTGGCCTTCTCAAGGCGGACTTCAGTTAAACTTTAAGGTTATGGGAATCGTGATCCCGCAATTTAGGGCTGACTATAACAATAACACAGGAATTGTTCACGGTTCTGTGGCACCTTAATGAAAAAGTAAAAATGGAAAGGAATGAAGATGTATCGTTTTAAGTTACTAAACGGTAGTTTTAGTTGTCGTGAACATAATAAAACATATGAGGCGGGAGATGTTTTTACATACCCCACTGATCTTAGAAAAGTGTTCACTGGCATGTTTGAATGTGTTGAGGACTCTCCTCAAAAGAAAATACACTACTCTCCTTCAATGGAAGAGGGGGAAAACGTCGCTGTTCCCCCTCTTCCAATAAATCAGGATCGTGATTCTGAAGATGTTTCTTTGTCTTTTGGAATAACAGACGATTCAATAAAAGTCGTTCGTACTTCAGAAATTAAGAAGGGCAGAGGAAAACCTTTATATAGGTATTATGTTATAAATACAAGAAATAACAAACCTGTAAATAAAAACCCGCTTAGTAGAAAAGAGGTAATCCCTTTTTTAGAATCTATTCCCAAATGACTTCTTCGGTAATACATCCGAAATGGTTAGGGGAAGATGTTTATATAATAGGAGGAGGGAGGTCTTTATACGAAAACAAATTCAATTGGAGTTTGTTGGAAGATAAAAATACAATAGGGTGTAATACTGCTTTTATATTAGGCGAAAAAGTATGTAAGATTTGTATTTTTGGGGATTTGATATGGTTTAATGCTTTTGGTGAACAGCTAGAAAAGTATAAAGGAACAGTATATACCAGCTGTAATGAGTTTAGAAGAAACCCGGTCCCGTGGGTGATACAGTTAAAACGATATGAAAATGGACTTCATTTAGATGGATTGGGATGGAATGGAAATACAGGATTTAATGCAATAAACCTTGCCTTATTATTAGGTGCTAAAAGAGTTCTTCTTTTAGGTTTTGATATGAAATTGGGTAAGGACGGCAGAGCAAACTGGCATGGCAAAGAAATTGAAAAACCTACTCAAAGCATCTATAAAAAGTTTCTATTTTTTCAGTCGATTATAAAAAAACATTTAAATGAAAAATTTCCTGAAAGGGAAATTATAAATATAACGGATGATAGTGATTTAACTGTATTTCCAAAAATAGGCGTGCAAGAGTATTGGAAAGATAAAAGGTGAATTGTGGTTTTTATTCCAGTAGAATTGATGTTTCATGATGGTACGGGAAGTTGGGCTACGTTTGTAGATAAAGCCATTCGTATTGTTTCTAAAAAAACACATGTTGAATTAAAATTGCCGGATGGAAGGTCTTTTTCTTCTACTCAAAGAAAAGAAATGATGGGTGATGTGATTAGAAATGGCGTGCGTTTTTCATATATTTCATATACACATCCAGAAAGGTGGGAGAAAGTAGTTTTATGGTTGACTGAAGAAGAATATCAAAAAGTTTTATGGTCTTGCGAAGTTTTAGCGTCTTTAGAGATTCCTTATGATTATAGAGGCGCGGCAGGTACGGCTATTACTGGAGGAAATGTTATATTTGCTTATTTTTGTAGTGAAGTTGTATATGATGTTTTATTTACTTTATGGATGTCTTGTAAATTAAATTATAAAATGCACCCGGACCGTTTACTGGAAATAGCAAAAAAAGTAGAAAAAGTTTTAATTAAAAGAAAGGAGATTCTAAGTGGCTGTTAGAACAACAGATGAATTGGTTCGGGGAATTATTGAAACAGAAGTAAGTATTTCTGATTTAACTCCATTTATTCAATCGGCTAGTATGCTGGTGGATAAATTTTGTGAAGGGGTGGGATATCAAGAACAAGAATTGGAAATGATAGAAAGATGGTTAAGTGCTCATTTTTATGCAATTCGAGATCCTAGGCGTTCTGCTGAATCTGCTGGAAGTGTAGCGGAAAGTTATCAATATAGACTAGGACTGCATCTTCAAGTTACAACATATGGTCAAATGGCTATGATATTGGATTATAATGGCGGATTAGCAGCATTAAACGCTTCAATAGAAGATGGTAAAACTGGACCTCCTGATATAGCATGGCTGGGAAAATAAACAACGTTCATTGAAATTGATATAGGGGTCGATTATGGAAGCAACAAAAGAGCTAGCAATCTTCTTAGAGACTTTTGGAGGGTGGGGACTATCTGTGGTTCTTTGTGGTGCTATTGCTTTTTTGTATTTTGATTTCAAAAAAACAATAAATAAGAAAAATGAAATGATATATGAAATTACGAAAAAACACCATGAGGAAATTGTGGAGGTAATAAAGGAGTGTGTAGGTGTAATGTCTGTTGTAAATGAGAGCATAGAAAGATGTGAAAAAAGACAGATGAAAATGTAGGGAGTGTTATAAAATGGATGCCACAATTCGTACTTTTTTTGAGTGTGGAAGGCGATTTAGGATGAATCGGGGAAAAGGCGGGTTTTTATTGTTAGAAAATGAATTTTTGGTATCTTCTGTATTAAAGAAATATATTTCTATAGAAAATAGTACAGAAGTATATACTGTCTCTAAAATAAAAGACGCGCTTTTTTATCTAAATCAATCATTAGTAAAATGCGCTCTTATTGACATGTCTGTGGAAGGGTCTACAGAATTATTAAGGCAAATAAATAATCAACACCCAAAAGTGGTTTGTATTATTTACGGAGGAGATGAAGATGTTTTGAGGATGAAATCATTAAAATATAATAGAGTAGTAGTTATTTGTAATTCTAATAATTTGCGTAATTTGATGGATTCTATCATAAATCAGATAGAAAGTATGGAAAAAAGGAAACCTGCATGAGTATTATAACACGCATGTTAAAACAAAATGCTGTGTTTTGGGCGTTTGAGTCTTATGATAAATACGGTGCGCCCCAATACTCTATGGCAGAAAATATTTCTTGCAGGTGGGAAGATAAGTGTGAGGAATTTATAGACGCTTTTGGGGATAAACAATTATCTAGAAGTGTGGTATATGTGTCAAAAGACACTCCAGTAAAAGGCATTTTGTGTTTAGGCGATACAACAGATGTAAATTCTGGAGAGCCGTTAGGCAATCCAAATGCGTGGGAAATACGAAGATTTGAAAAGATACCGAATCTAAGAAATACAGAGTATTTAAGGATTGCTTATTTATGACTCAGATTTCTGTAAAAGGCATAAATATAGTAAAAAACAATTTGAATAAGATAGGTAAAAACAGTCAAATTGGTTTTTATAAGGGGATAACACAGGCTGGTCTTTATCTTCAAAGAGAGAGCCAGAAAATAACGCCTGTAGATACCGGTGCTTTGGTAAACTCTGCTTTTACAAATGCAGTTGGAAATGGGTTTTTAACAAAAGTGACGGTTGGATATAGAGGTGTGTATTATGCGCCTTTTGTGCATGAGCACATAGAATATAGACATAAACCTGGTAAACAGGCAAAATTTTTAGAACAGCCGGCTAGGGAAAAAAGACCTCAGATGTTAAAAATAATAGCGGATCAAATAGGGTATTCATTGCCTATTGGAATAAGTAAAGTAGGACTTGTTTATGGGAGTAAAAAATGAAGAAAATAATTACATTCTGTTTAGGTGCTGTTTTTGTTTTATGCTCTGGGTACTATATTGCAAATAATTATAATAATGCTTTTGTAATGAGTCTTCCTCCAGATTTTTTAGTGGACGGAAGTATGTCAGAAGTAGGATATAGTCGATGGATTAAAGCAAGTGGGCCTAATGCTGGTAAAGTATGGGATGAAACAAATAAAGTATTATCTGCTACTACTGATTGGGCAAATTCTGAAGTAGCAATGCAAAATACAATTTCTTTAATTGGAAGTCCAAGATTAGTAGTGCCTTCTCATGCTAATTTTATAAAAGAAGATGGTATATGGTTAGTCGGAAGGTATGTTAAATCTGGTGGAAGTGCGTCTTCTTCTGATATAGATGATACTTTTGGGAACCGGTGGGCTTATTACATGGTTCAAAAAGGAAGAGTTGTGGGTTGTTGGAGGTTTTAATCATGAATATTGTGTATTCATTAGTAATTTTAGTATGTGTATTGTTTGCTGGTTGTTCTTCTCCAAATAAAGGTTTAATTGCTATTACAGATACAGCAATTAACGTGGCTAAAATTGAACAAAGGATTTCTGTTGCTGAATGTGAAAACGGGAAAGAATCTGCATGTAGTCGGATTCAAGAAATGGAAGAATATATTCAGTATGGAAATCAATTTATAGAATATTTGAAGAAATCAGAGGTACAACCGGATCCGGTGTTATTAGTTTTGGATGTTTTGATTGAACGATTAGAACGAGAAGAAAATATAAATTATCGTTTATTGTTTTATGCTTACGAAATACGAAGTAAACTATATTTGATGAAAGAAGACAATGAAAAGGAAAATAAATGAATATTTTGTGTTTATTAAGTCTTCTTTTTCCATGTGTTTTGCGTGCGGACTTAAACGGCGACGGGCGGGTGGATTTTTCGGACCTAGCGATCTTTGCTTCCGAATGGATGCAGGAGGAGGAAGGTAGAATGGCTGGATATCTTGAATTTGGTGGAATATTCCCTCGCGTTGTGGTTGCCGACGATCCTTCGCTGAATTTTGGCACAGGCAATTTTTCTATCAGTTTTTGGGTCAAAACAAATAGCATTGGCAGCGGTCAGGGGCTTGTCGCCAAAGACCCATTTCGTTATGGCCTTGGCTTTGGCATAATTCTGAATAAAAGTGGAAACGTTGTATTCGACATGAAGGACAGCGACTCAAAATCCATTATTTTGACGGGCAATTCTTCCCTGGAAGCAAATAAGTGGTATCATGTTGTTTGCTCGACAGATCGAAACGGCGATGTTTCAATTTATGTCAATGGAAGTTTCGATTCTTCCGCTGCATGTCCTCTGACTGGATCAATAAATACCGTAAGTAATTTATATATAGGCAATACTTCTGAAATAACAGCCCGTCTTGATGGCTTTTTTGATTCTCTCCGCCTTTACAAAAAATGCCTCAGCCCGACAGAAGTGGTCGCCATTTATACCGCGGGCCGAACCAATCCCTACTCGGCGGTAGTTGGCGAAGGCGGCACTGCTAGTGCAGTTTTTGAATTTGATGTCGATAAAGGCAATAAAACTAAAAGTACTGTGTTAACTACTGAAGCAGATTTAACTGGTACATTTTATAATGATGTTCAGTGGATTGACGAATCTCAAGAGCAGATAGAATCTCCGGTTGTTAATATACGATTAGGGCCAGAATTAGTAAAGAATGGAGATTTTAAATCAGCACAAGGATGGTCTTATGGACTTTATTGGAACATAGACGTGTCGTCAGGTAAGGCTATTTATAATAAGCCAGCCGGTGAAATAAATACTGTTTTGCAAAAACCTATTGATTTATTGCCAGATACGGATTATTTATTTGGGGCGAGGATCTCCAATTTATCGATCCCGGATCAAACAGTAAATGAAGGGGTTTTGATTAACATTCCTGTTGGTTACCAACCGCCATTTTTGATTTATCGTGATGGTTATTATTTTAAAATGGCACGCACACCTCTTTCATTTGGGGGGTCTGTAGACCAAGAAATATTTATTTCATCGTCTTTACCTTCAAATAAGGCAGTGTCTTTTGAAATCACTGATATTACAGTACGACAAGTTTTTTATATACAAGAAGAAGATGTATCTGTCATAGAAACATTAAAGCATACTCCTGCTATGATTTTAGCGGAATATGTGATAAATAAATTATCTTTAGGGGATTATCCAGAAGATAGTGGATTATGGCCTGTTTATATAAGTTTTTTACCAGATGATGTTATAGGAATATCTTTTTATGATACAGTAGGAACAGATGATGGAAGATTGATGAGTGGTGTTTCCGTTATTCATCCTGGAGTGCAAATTCGTATTCGTAGTCATGATTATGAGTCTGGGTGGATAAAATGTCAGAATATTAAAGAGCAATTAGATATTTTACGAAATAAAAGTATAGAAATAGATTCATCTGAATATTTAATACAGGCAGTAAATTGTGGTATGATAAATTCGTTAGGAATTGAACCGAATACAAAACGTAAATATATGTTTACTTTGAATGTAATGCTAACAGTAAAAGAAAGGATAGAGACATGAGAATAGACGATGGTTTTAGCACATTAGTGACTATTGGAGTGGGAAGTTCAGCCGCTTTCTTTTGGGAAAAAGGAGTTACTCCTCCCGGTGTAGAAGGCGGCGGTGAAAATGACACTACTACTATGCACAATACAAATTGGAGGACAAAATCCCCAAAGAAATTGAAAACCATGTCGCCTATGACTCTTAGGGTCGCTTATGATCCGGAAATATATGATAAGATTGTGAATCTTATCAATGTAAATCAGCAAATTGTTATTACATGGGCAGATGGTTCTAAATTGACTTTTTGGGGGTGGGTTGATTCCTTTAAGCCTGGAGAAATTGTAGAAGGCGCACAACCAGAAGCAGATTGTACTATTATTCCTTCTAATCAAAATGGCAGTGGTGGAGAAACTTCTCCTCAATATTCTAATTCTTAATTTTAATTAAGGGAAAGGATGAAATATGAAAACGTTAAGAATGAATTTAACGTTAGAAAGTGTTCCTGTAGAGTTGGTTGGAAAAGACGGGAAAGTAAAAAAATATAAATTAATAGAAATGGATGGAGAAAAAAGAGGAAAGTACACTAATGAGTCTTCGGCATTATTTGAAATGTCGGAAAATGGAAGTATTAAGAAGATTTTGTCATATGAAAAGATGGATGTGCTTTTATTGTCCTTTTGTTTATATGATGAAAAAGATGAATTGGTAAAAATAGAGGAGTTATTTACATATCCGTCTAGAGTATTAGAAGAATTGAAAAAAGAAGCCAGACGATTAAATGGCTTTGATGAAAGCAGAGAAGAAGTAAAAAACGGATAAAAGGTGAGACGTACTGGTGGTTTCGACTAGCGTCTCACCTTCATTTACCAATTCAGGAAGTTAGAAAAAAAACGACGTCCAGAGAATTTGAAATGTGGATGGCGTTTTTAGAAAAAGAGGAGGAAAGGACTACAAAAGAAGACTATTATTTTGGGAATGTTTGTGCGGAAATACGAAGGCAATATGCAAAGCACCCACATAAAGTACAATGGGAAGATTTCATTCCTAAAATAGTAAAAAAAGCGATAAAACCAGTTAAAAGTACTATGGAATTTAGTAAAAAATGCTGGTTTGCGGCTATGGGATTAGAATATGAAAAAGAAATAAAAAAAGAGAATAAATTATGAGCCAGAATATAAGTGCCGGTAATGTGACAGTACAGATTAGTGGGGATGGATCTGGCTGGCAAAGAGAGGTTAAATCTGCCATTGAAAGGATGGATCAGTTTGAAAAAGAAATAACTGCCATTCAAGGAAGAATTAACGATCAATTTAAGTCTATTGGGCAAGACACATCAAATCAAATAAAAGAACAAATGGAGGTAAGGGCTCGATTAGAAGAAGAATATTATGCGGCTACTCATTCTAGAAAAGAAATTGAATTAAGAAATAATCAAATTTATTATGATTCATTAAGACAGCAATTCAAAGAACATCAGGAGATGCTTACTCTTATTCATGAAACAGAAGCCGCTAAACGAGCAGAAATAGAGAGGAGGTATCAAGAATCTTATAGTCCAATGGCTAGTTTTGCCGTTGTTCGTTCATATATGAGAGCGGCTGGAGTTCTTTATACATTAACAAGTACTTTAAGAGGTGTTACAGAAGCGCATAAAGCCATAAGAGAAGGCGGAGATCCGTTTTATGCGTATGTTAGGGCATTGCCATTTATAGGAGGAATGGCAGAAATATTTAAGAATTTATTGTGGGAAATTACTGGTGTAAATGAACAATTAGAAATAACTCAAAATAAAATAGCGGCTATAGAAAACATAAGAAATAAAATAAAAGATTTTTCTAATAGAAAAGAACTTGCATCGGCTGATAGCTGGATAGAAAAAGAAATAATCGCAGAAAAACAAGCGCATGAGGAAAGGATACAACAACTACAAGACGACCTTAAAGCGTCTGAAGATGTAAATACATCTATTAAAATGAGGATTAGTGATTTAGAACAGGAAAAGAAACTAATCCAAGAAAGAAATAATTTACAATATGGTGCTTATACTGGAATGTCTGGTGTTGATATAGGGCCGGGACTTTTTGATAAAATAAGAGAAGGTAAAATAGATAATCAGATAAATACGTTAAAAAGTGGTTTACAGGATGTTCATTCTATACAAAAATTGATTAACGAGGAAACAGAATTATATAATGAAAAAATAAGGAAAATAAAAGAAAAACCTATTTTGGACATGATTAAAGCATTAGAAGAACAAAGAAATGCTTTATCTAAATCAGAAACAGAATTGGCTATATATAATGCTACTTTATTAGGCGCAACAGACGCTCAAATAGAAAATATAAGAAAATTAACAGAAGAAATAGAAAAATTAAAAGAAGAAAAAAAGCAAAGGGAAGAAAATATACGAGTAACTCGATTGCATGATGAAGCATTAAGACAATGGGCAAGAAGCGCAATTAGTTCTGTACAGACGCCTATG